CGTTTTTTCGCCAGGGCCACATAGTCGATCGTGTCCTTTGCCAGGATCTGATAGACCGTGACGACTCGCGGGTGGCCGGCCTGCATTTGGCGCATCGGGCCGATACGCTCAATCACCTGGAGGTACTCTTCGAGGTTCCACCACTGACTAAAGAACACCAATTTGCTTGAGCCGTCCTGCAGACTCAGGCCGTGACCCGCGCTCGCAGGGTGCACCAGGAGCATGGGAATCTCGCCGTTGTTAAAGGCCTCGACGGTTTCCGGACGTTTATCGAAGGCGCGGGCTTTTGGGAATGCCTCAAGAATGCGGGCAAGGTCTGTCTTAAATTGGTAGGCCACAAGGAGCGGTTCGCCTGCTGCTTCTTCCACAATGGAGGCGAGCGCGTCGAGTTTGGCCGTATGGACTTCCTGCCAGTTATGCGTGTCGTCGGTGTAGATCGCACCGTTTGCCAATTGCAGACATTTGACCGTTTTAGTCGCGGCATTAGCTGCTTCCACCGTGGTGGCATTAGCCAGCTCGATAAAGAGCTCCCGCTCCATGTCGTTGTACAGGGCCTTGGCCTCATCCGGCAATTCGACTTCGACGTTCACAAAATGCGGCTTGTCTAAATCAAAGTAGTCCTCGGCTTTGATCGACAAACAGACGTCGGCAATCGCATTCTGAATCTGCTCCTGGGCGTACTCCAGGGGGACCCACTGCACGGCGGCCGCGGTCGCGCCGACCCTCAGAGGTCTGAACCACCGCTCATGAAACGCGGTGAACGACTTCCCCAGGCGCTGACCGTTGTCGATAAACCAGAGCTGGCCCCACAGGTCATTGAGACCGTTGGGAGAAGGCGTACCGGTTAGAGCGATAAACCTCCGGAAGAAGTTCGTGAACTTGGCCAGGGCCTTCGCACGCTTAGAGCCTTGTCTTGTCCGGAAACTTTTCAGCCTGGTGGACTCATCGGCCACGACAACAGGGAAGGGCCACGTATAGTTGTGGCTCGTGAGATAGTTATCCAGCCACTGCAGATTGTCATAGTTAATGACATAGACATCGGCTTTGGTATGTAAGGCCTTGACGCGCTCCTTCGTGCTGCCGAGGATCGGTGACACTTTGAGGTGGCTGAAATCATTCCACTTCCGCACTTCACTCGGCCAGGCATTACGGGCTACCGCAAGCGGAGCGATTACAAGCGCCGGACCTTCACCATAAAGATCTTTTAGGATCTGGATAATCATGAGCGCGCTTGAAGTTTTGCCCATGCCCATCGGGACGAACAATCCGCAGCGCTTATTTTTTAAAGCGAATCGGATCATGAGTTCCTGGTAAGGCCAGGGCTTGAAATCTCTCGACATATTACGGCTCCACTGATCTGGACAATGCAACGAGGTGGCTCACCAGGGATTCGGCCTGAGCTTCACCGTACACGACGAAGACCTTGCATCCTGCCTTCTGCAGCCGTTCATGCTCGCGAACCTGATGAGGCCTGAGCGCGCCGTTGTGCGCCTTCGCTTCAATCCAGGCATGCACGCCCGGGAGCAAAACAAGAAGATCCGGAGCGCCGCGCACACCTTCCCAGGAACACTTCCGGACTTCTCCGTTAGCCTCTTTCACTCTTGCCCGGATAAGGGCAACAACTTTTCCTTCGGGTGTCATGACTGCTCCTTAAACCGTCTTTCCAAACGCTCCACGCGGGAGGAGAGTTTGAACAGCCTCAGGCTGAGCATATCGATTTTGGTCTGATGGCCGATAACGACCAGGAGGAGAACAAGAAAAAAAGTAAGAATTAACCATTCCATTTACTTCTCCTCATAATCCTCTTCAAAACCTACAAGCTCCTGTGCGCGAAAGATTCGAGATCGTTCTTTCATAATCGGGTCTGATGGCAGTTCATCACCGCTAGATCGTTCGTCTAGAGCATCAAGCCAATTTTCTAAACACCAATACACTTCATCTGCAAACTGTCTACGGATTTTTTTGATAGCCTCTATCTGTTTCTTTTTCATTTCTTCATTCATTCGCTTTCTCCAATACATACCGCTTGAAATACTTCTGAGAGTTTTCTATTTCTCGCTGGATAACGTCGTTGTATCCGGCTTGGTAACCGCGGGCGTAAGCAGACTCTTTAGCGGCCTTGGCACCTGCTTCATAACCGGCTTCATAGGCACCTTTGGTTTCGTCTTTTTCAGCGGTCATTTGTTGTCCTTTAGATATCTGTCGATCGTGCGAGAGGCTCGAGAAAGGGCCTCTCGAGCAGTTCCGAGATCATTGAGAACGGCTTCGCATACCTCGTACTCCTTTCCGGCGAGGTCGGGAAAATCTGCTATTTCAAGTTCGTACTCCTTTCGGCCAATGATTTCCTGTAAAAAAGCAAAGCCTCCGATCCATTCATGCAATGTTTCTTTATCCATTTACTTCTCCTCCGTAGCCTTTAAATACTTTCTGATCGTGCCCCTGGCAGAGGAAAGAGCTTCGCGAGCGGCAGCTAAGTCTTTAGCAAATGCTTTGCAGAACTCGTACTCCTTTTCGGGGAGATTAATGTCAAGCCACATACGGTCATTTACATACGCTTCTCTGTCGATAATTCTTTGCAGATAGCCAAGGCCAGCTTCCAATTCCTGCAATGCTTCTTTACCCAGCGGCGTGTCCATTTGCTTCTCCTTCTTCATCCCAACGACTCAGATACTCGGTGAAATGCTCTACTACTTCCGTGGCCATTTGCCTCGAGAAGGCAATCTCATATATTTCGCTTGCGCCCGCGTCAACGGCCGTAATCGTCACGAATTTTTCTCCTCCCTCCCAAAGAGCGCCGGAACGGAAGGGTGCAAGGGGTTTTACGCCATCAAAACGTTTATCTTCCTCTAGGGCTTTCGCGCCCCGTACGGCGTAAGCTAAAAGCAGTGTGTCTTCTGTTTGATCTTGGGTCATTACTGTCTCCTTAATCTTTCTTGTATCTAAGTGAAGTGAATCCGGCCGCAGCCAGCGGCAGGTCCGGTGCCCAGGAGGGCGGTGTTGCCATTAGTCGCTCGAGCTCGGAGTTGTCCTTGTTGAGTGCGGCTTCTGTAATAAATTCGTCGTGAACTGAGAAAACGATTTCAAACCCTGCCTGCTCGATGGCGGCCATCGCACCGATCAGAATGTCGGCGGCTGCGGCCTGGGTCGCGTTTTCTACGATTTTTCCGGAGTAAGTCGGAATGCGGGACCACTTTCGGGAATACTGGTTGATACCCATGTAGGAGAAGGTGCCGGTACCCACGCCGCCATCCTCTAGCCGCGCGCCGGGGTAGCAGATAAAGCGGCCGCTCGGCAACTTCATACGGAGCCAAGATCCGTTTTTACTGAACCAAACCTTGCCGGCTTTAGCGGGCACGCCCTTGAGCGCGGAGACTGCGGCCTTGTCGACATCGGCCCAAAACTTTTGTATTGCCGGATGCGCATCACGCCAGGCGAGCTTGACCGCTTCGCAGGCGATAAAAGTTTCACGCTTTAGGCCGTGAGTGAGTTTCTTTTCCTTGTACCACTCGTATGAGCCCTCGGCTTGGCCCCAGTAGCTAAAGGAAATATTTTCCCGGACATGTTTCGCAAGCTCATCCAGGTCAATCGAATAAGCAGAGGCGAACGTGAGGAATGCACCGACGCCGCCCTGGTAACCGAGCGCAAGCTCCATGACCTTACCAATCTGTCTTTGGTGCTTGGTCACGTCTTCCGGACGGATACCGAAGGTGCGGCCGTAAGTCGCTTTATAGAGGTCAGGGCCGTGACCGGCGTCGAAGTCTCGGAATGCTTTGAGCTTCCATTCTTCTCCGGCGAGCCAGGCCAACATGCGGCCTTCGATATTGGACAAGTCAGCCACGACTAAATGCTTGCCCGGCGTGGCCATGATGCAAGACCGAAGGCAAGAGGACATGAGCTCGCCGGGCTCAGCCAGGTACTCGGCCCAGCCGCCCTTAATCGCTTCGATACCCGCGTCAATGATGTACTGCGGGAGTGTCGGACGCGGGAGGTTCTGCAACTGCATGAGACGTCCGGCGTAGCGGCCTGTGCGTGTCGCCCCGCGGAACTGGAGACATCCGCGCATGCGGCCGTCTGCACTGGTCGAGGCAATGAGTTTTTTGTATTTGGCAGTGGACGTCTTAGTGGAGGCCAGGCGAACGCGCAATAGTTCTTTAACGACTTCCGGCAGATTCTCGTCGTTGAGACGCCGCTCGATTGTGGACTTAGTGAGGTCCGGCAGGCTGACGCAATACTGCTGCAGGATGTGCGCCAGGAGCGCATCGCGCTGAGTTGCGGCCGCGACTTCTCCATTAGTGAGGTCTTGGGTGCGCTTGGCGTTTTCGGCCTTGAGCTTGTCGGCCAAAGCGATCGCTGCACGGGCAAGATCGAGGTCCATCCGGACACCTCTATTATTAATGCGCTGGTCGATTACGAATTGAGCGCGATCCCTCGGGCCCCAATTCCAGGACGGCAATTTTTTGTAGATCGCGCGCATGGCCTCGACGTCCAGGCGGCAGTAGTTCACAAAGCGGGCCCAATCCTCCGGATCCGTCGTGCGGTTGCGCACGTTGCCCTTACTGTCGGGCTTGCAGAATTTCAACACGAGGCGCCGGCCGTCCTTGTCTTTCGCCTTGTCAACGCCGAGACCGTAAATCTCAGACAGAGCGCCCAGCGATCCGGGCAGGCCGTGGGAATACGCTTTGACCATACAGTCATCTACACGCTCAAACGGGATGTCAACATGGAGGTTTTTGGCCTTGCGCAGGACGGGCACGTCGAAATTAGCTCCGTTATGCCAAACGAGATTGACGTCCGGAGCATTCATTTCTGCGGCGGCAAGCACGGCCTCCAGCTCAAACGGCATTCTCTCGCCGGTCGTGGCGTCCCAAACTTTTGCCGGACCGTCATCAATCGCATAGCCAAACAGCAGCACCTCGCAGTCTTCTGCGTACTGGTGAGGGCCGTTCATGATGTCACGGGTACTGAAGGTTTCTAAGTCTGCCCAGAGTGTTGTCATATTTAGTCTCCTTAATAACTGCCCCTCAGACGAAGGGCAGATGGTTAAAAAGGCTTTAGTTAGTTGGCCCCTGTTTGCTTATCAGGGCGGCTTGTAAGAGGTCCATTACGTTGGTCAAACTTCTGAGGTACAGCTTTTTGGCAAATTCTCCGAATCCGGAAGTTTCAGGATCAAAATCACTTTCAACTTCAAGAGTTGTCTTAATTGCAGACATGACCGCATAGGCTTCTATCTCGGATAGTCCGAGCACAACGCCTTGTCCCTCCGTTTTAGCCTTTGCCATGGCTTACTCCCAGGGCTTCTTGTCGTCGTCGCTCGGCTCGTCGTCTTCGATCACCTCGAAGTCGCTGGCCTTAGCAGGACCGGAGCCGGAGCCGAAGGCGTCACCGTCCTTCGCCAACTGAATACCTATGAGCTTGCAGTTAAT